ATTTATTTAATTTTTAACCGACTAGTGACCAAAAAATTTTTAGTGGACACTAGTGTAAGGCAGTAGTAGAAGAGGAAATGGGGCTATGGGGCTCAAACTTTATCTGTATGCAACTGAAAGAAAAAGAGACAGCATACTATTTCTATATAGCGGAAGGTATAGGACATTCCCTATCCTATTCTCCTATGAAGGATAATCGTCATGACATCCTGAGCTTCCTAAACCGGTTGGTACTTGGTAAAGAAAAACGTTGCATTACGACTGTAGAGAAGAATCCGGAAATATCTAGATATAAGAGTGATTTTACAATAGAAGATTATATCCGTGAAAATATGCGTTAATTCCTATCTTTATATCCTTTCCAGAGTTTTTGTTTCTCCACCAATCAATTATCTTTGCACATTATTATTCCATAAAAACAAATCTTTAATTCTATAAATTATGTTGGTACGTATTATCAGTATGGTCATAGCCGGAGTTATTATAGTATATCTAGTCCGTTGGATTGATAATTTTTTCTCCAGGTATCGCAAATAAATCTTGCCTGCAATGTAAACCAAATACTCCAATTTGTTTCCCATTACAACCTATGCTGACAAAATGCGGACATTTTCTAATTCTAAAACAAGAAAACCGCAAAAGCTTTTTTTAGCCATTTGCGGTTTTTTCCTTGTGATTCCGTTGCGATTCGGAATATAAAATACTATAAAACCAATACATATAACATTATATTAAAAATCAGAGTTATATAAAAATATTATATTGCATACCATTGCATTATGTTGTGCAATATTTGAACTGAGTTGTGCAATTTATGTATATTTGCACAACCGATATAACAGAGAATATATGACTACAGTAAAAGCATTTATAAGAACTGGGAAGAAAGATAAAGAAGTAAATGTCAGATTTCGATTATCTGATGGACGCAATGTACAGTTATTCCACAAATCAGATATTATGGTCTCTCCTACTCTTTGGGATGCCAAGACTGAAAAATATAAGGCTAAAAGTATTATAAAGTTAGACATAAGAACATCATTTAACACATCTATTGAAGAACGGAAGAATCTAATTTTATCCATTTATGGGAGCAACAAAGAATTAACCAGTGAAAAACTGGAAATCTTAATAGACCAGCACTTACATCCTGAAAAATATAACATCAGCAGTGAAGAGGAATCCATGTGTAGTATGTTCCAACGCTATGTTGACGGATGGCTAAATGCAGGTGTAATAGGTCCCGGCAGAAAGAAACATTACGATGTAGTGATAAGGGAACTGACTCGATTCCTCATTATCAATGGCATTGACGGGTTGCCGGTCAATGAATTCAACAAGGAACATATTCTAAATTTTCGTGATTTTCTACGCAAAGAATACACTCTGGTTGAAAAATTTCCAGAACTGTACGCAGAAATGAATAAGCGGAATACGCCATCAAAGGAAAGAAGCCAGAATACAATTGCTGAGAAACTTTTATTGTTACAAGCATTTATGGTGGAGCTTGAAAGTAATGATGTTATTCCCGTATCTCCTTTCCGTAAGATAGGAAAAGAAAAAGAGTCCATTATGAAGCAACAATATGACGAGCCTTTCTTTCTCACCAAAACAGAATTCAATGAAGTTGTCCACAAAGAATGTCCCGAAACATTGCAGCGAGTAAAAGATGTATTCGTTGTTCAATGTTGTTTCGGTTGCCGTATAGGTGATTTCAGACGATTCACTTTTGATAATATCAGCATTGAAGAAGGAATACCTTACATTCATTATTTACCTCAAAAAACACACAAGGATGGACTTATACGCACTGAGATAAAAACTCCCATCATTCGTATTGCTTATGATATTATTATGAAGTATAAAGGTAGGCTACCAAGCAATGCTTTGTTACCCTATTATCCTGATGGCAATGGTGAAACCGGGTACAATTATCAAATAAAAAAACTACTTGAATACTGTGAGATTAGCCGGAAAGTGGCAATGTTTAGTGCGGCATTGGAAACAAATGAGTACAAATCCATATATGAGATTGCAAGCAGTAAACTTGCCCGTAAAACTCATGTAGATTTAATGAATAAAGTTCAGATAGATAAATACGCAGCAGGACTTCATGCAAAAGGCAGTGGAGCCGTAGACAGATATACTGGATTAGGCATAAAAGAACGTTTTATTTTAATGTGTGCGGCTTTTGGCTGTAACCAGTATGAAGTTGACAATGATTTATCTGTAATGGAATAGGCTCACTTAGTATCTCATATTGATACTCTGTTATTTGACACCATCCCCGTAGTTGAGCCGCTACGGGGATTTTTTACTGAAAAAGAAGCGATTCATTCAACTGTCCTTTCCACAATCTCCATCACTACATGGCTTGACTCCAACCAGAGCCAATACCACAGCCAAAGCATAATCCCACCCAACCAAACAAAAGCCACATCAATATAGTACAAATTTAATATCCTGCTAACCAATACACATAAGAGTTCTCCGCAAAGCACATAGGCAGCAACCATAGTAACAAGCTGGTCATTGGCAACAGTTATCAAAACCAGAATGCCTATAACGGGAAGAAGGGAAATACAATCAATTAGAAGTTGTTGTTTGTCATTCATAATACAATAGGGATTAGAATACAAATATAAACATTATTTTGTATAAAACAACCCTCTATAATAGGAATTTCTGACAAAAAAGAAACGAACTATTATTACAATATAAACAAAAAGAGCGACTATTCAGCCGCCCCTTTCGCATTAACGAGATAGACATAAAAGTATCTCAAATCATCTCTGTAGATGAATCCGAACCACTACAGAGTTTCCATTCATTCTACAGTTTCTCCTTTTTCATTCAGAAGTACCGTTACTTCTTCAGTGGATTGATTTTCCTTGGTGATGGTCAACACAACCTTATAAATCTTACCGGTTTCTTTCTCGGAAATGAAAGCCTCCTTTATTACAGCCCCCTCATAGTCCTTAGCCAAGACATTCATAACTGCCTGAGGCAAGTCTTTTACTTCCACTTTTGTGAACTCATCCTGAGGATTTTGCTGAGTTTGCTCTACAGACTGTGTTCCAGAAACCACGTAAGCAAATGCTACTGAACTGCCTAATCCCATAACCATTGCTAATGCTACCAATACTTTTTTCATAATCGTAAGTTTTAAGTAAATAAATATAGTTTTTGTATTAACTATAGGACAAACGATATGCCATGATGTACATCAGTACATAATACATTATACATCAGCATATTATAAAAACAAGAAGGAATAATTATGTGTGGAAATATGTGGAACTGAGTACCACACATGGGGAATAATTACACAATATGGATTACTTAATTCTTGGGAAATGGAACAAGACAGCTGAATAAGCTGCCCCTTCTATAAAACAGTCAACAAACAGACATTCACTAATCAAATGACATAAACATAAGCATAAATAACCCGGCTAAAGCCATAGCAAATGCAATTACCATACAAAACTCTTTTTTCATAACTAATAATTTGGTTAAACACATATTTCCATCGCACGTTCAACAACGCACTCTTGTCTCCGACAAAACCTCAGCCGCATAAAAGCTGAGGTCCAGCATGTTCCTTTCAATATATACAATCAATTAGAGCACACAATGTTGGAACATTCTGTAAATCCAGTATAAAGAAACTGCAATGGCTGAAAGAAGGACTATACTAACACTATATACCGAATTCTACTATAAAGACAACTGCTTTTCTGAAATTCCCTACGTGATTGAGGGAATTTTATAAAAGGAAGGGCCCAAATGAAAAAAATCCCGACGAAAGCCGGGATATGTCATACACAATAGGTATGAATTGTTGCTTATGAATATAAAGGCAGCTTATTCAGCCGCTCCTTCTACAAATTCTTCTAATAATATCCGATAGTTTTTCAACCACAATGAAAATCCAGCATCAACATAAAATATTATTTATTACTAATCCATTTAATTATACACTTTTTTATTAACTTTGTGTCATATTTAAATGCATAATAACGTATCTTAAAACAGGAATAGATTCATGAAATTATTTCGTTGCAAAAAAGGTGAAAAAGAAGTGAATAATCAAAGGTCAAATAAATTATCAAAGCAGCCTACAGGAAGAAAATATTCAATATATTTTTGGGCCGCAGTTTCCTTTTGTCTTATTTTCTATGGAACATCAAGTACATCTATTGAACATTTTGACGAAAACTCTCTAAAAAATATACTAAATAGTATAGGACAAGCGATTATATCAGGTTTAGTGATTACATTTATAATTAATATTCCTGATATGTTTTCTTATTTTCAGAAAGTATTATACAAAACCATCACGTCAGATGAGTACTTAGAGCAATTAACTTTAGAGGAAGTGGAAGATTTAAAAAATAGTTGTACTAAGTTAATATCCAAATCTATACCCGATATTGCTGAAGGACTCTTAGAATTAGAGTATAAGATTGTTGAATATTACAGATCTCCATATTATGAAAACTATTCCACTTTTGTTAGCTGTAGCAGAAATGGTAATTATTTAGTAAAAGATATCACAACTGAATATACTTTAAAGAATCCGATGGCAGGAAAAGAAAAAATAGAAGCAATTGTCGGTTTAGATTTATTCTTCTGTAAAAATAGTAATAGCACTTCACCTAAATTAATGGAATTCACAATACAGAATGAAAATGAAGAAAAGAAAAATATTTTAGAATTATCCGAAATGCATGAAACTCCTATAAATACAGAAGGAGCCTATAATACCAAAGCTACAATTGCACATAAAAGTACGGTAGAAAAATACAAAATTCTCTTAGATAAATCTACGTATGTCAAATTACGATATATATCATATGCACCTATCTCAGACAAAAGTTACATTTCAATTCTGAGATACCCTACTAAGAATTATAAAATGGTTTTTCATAATCCCAAAAATGATTTATCATTTTCTGGAGATTTCATAGGTCCATTACTCACAGACGATCATATCATGGTAAATAAGAAAGAAGGATTGATTAATATTGATTGTACAACTTGGTGTCTACCTGGCGATGGAGTTACAGTTGCTATATTTGAAAAAGAAAACGCAGATTGTTAAATAGGCTTAACATAACAAATAAATGCAAGGTTTTATTTGTCAATTGAACTAAAACATTCCATATTTGTTGTGTGAATATAATGACTAAGCTATAAGATTATGACACGTAAAGAAGAAAAAGTATTTGGTTAAGACATGTTTTGTATTAACCTTTTTCCTATCTTAAAACGAATGTGTATAACTACACATTCGTTTTGTATTTACAAATATTGTAATTCTATCGTCAAGTTTTAAAATCGCCAAGTTCAAACTTTATGTTTCCCTAGAGCATGACTAGTCACTTACCACTGCCGCAAGTCATAACTCACCCCAGCCCCAACATAAAAACCTCCCGGATACCCATAACCGGCTTGTAACCCTAATCCCCACCGCTTTTTTTTCGGCTTGACAACCACCGGATGATAGATATCATTCGTCACCGTCTGATAAACCGTTCTCGGATACACAGTCATACTATCCAGCCGAGGGTCTACATATCCACTTACCACAGCACGATACGAACTATCTCTATATACTACTTGCTTACGATGAAGCAAGGTATCACCTATCCGTGTCGTATCATCCGGCACGAAACGCCAGAACACAGCCATAGGTGCAGAGATAAGCATCGTATCTACCTTGACAACCGTCTTTATCTTCGTTTCTACACGAACTTCAGCCGGAGACTGCTCATGCGGACGGAACCAAGCCGCCACACAAGCTATAAGCAGCAGTACAATTAATATCCACGGTAACTTTTTCATTCCTCGAACCTCAAATCGTTAATCCGATTCATCCACCCCCGTTTGAATTTATTGTTCGCCGGACGAGAACGGCATATATCCTCGATGAAGTCGAACCGTGCAATCTTAATCATGTCGAACAACTCATGCGGGTTCCTGGCATTCACCGCAGCGAGTGTCTTAGGACCTACTATTCCATCCACAGTAACACCAAGCAAGCGTTGAGGTATCTTGATGCCATGCGCACCGGATGCCCACACCCAATCAACCAATATATTAGCAACTGATTGCGATTTAATATCGTCAGCTTTCCATCTGTCCCAATAATGCGACTTGAGCACCCGGTTAACGACATCCTCACGGGTAAGCAGACGCAGGTCATCCACGTCTATATCACCGTCACCATCCTTGTCATAGCCGCATGACTTCCACGTACCGATAGTCACACCCATATTCGTAGCACCTCCAAGGTCTGCCGGGTCATTCACGAAACCGCCTTCCCATTTTAGGATAAACGGTGCAAGTTGATTCACATTCGCCATTTCAATTTTCCTCCTTATTCAATTAATACCCATTTTGCGGTTCTCTATCACTGCACTTCTTTCTCTCACACCGTTTCAGTGCCAGTTCCAGTTTCAGGTCAGAATTAGTCTCCTTCAGTGTAAACAATTCATCCTGCACCTTACGGAGCCGGTCAGTCTGCTCCACAAACCGCTGTTCCTTCTCCGAAAGCTGCTTCTGCAGGAACTCGTTGTACTCCCGTAAAGCCTTGAACTCCTCAACATCCGCATGGGCATCCTCAATACGCGCATTGGTCTTGCGCGACATCCACCACTTAACAAGCTGCTTGATGCCCTCGATGCCACCGAGTGCGGTCACCAACATAATCCAATCATTCATTTCCATTTCTCCCGGTTTAACAATCGATACAAATTATAAGCACCCCCACATAAGCACAAGCAAACGCTGCCATCTCCGCCCAGAACAGCCATTTCCGGTATCTCAACATGATAACAACGGCTATCGGGAAAGCAACCGCAGGCAAGTACCACATACCGGAGAGACAAACCCAAAGAATTGTAGCTAATCCGGCTATTACTGTCCCTGCATAATGTACTTTGCTCTGAAATTCCTCCTTGAACAGCGGGGCTGTCCCGACGAACATCAGCCCACCGCAAGCAAGAAATGCCAAACATTGCAGGTTCTCCGATGAGCATTCAATCCACACCGGCATAAGCAGCATGGCAGGAACGGCCATCGCCGCCTGAAACAGCCACGCCGGGCGGTTCCGTTTCTTCAGTTGATAATAGGTGTCAGAGAGCGACCAGGGCACTCCGCACACTCTCACCGCATACATTATGTACATAGTGAGCAAAAACAGCGACATAAAACATAAGTAAATCATAAGCTATCAATTTAAAGGTTGAACACTAATTTTTCAGGATAACCGGAAGTGTAATCATACGCTCCGACCTCCTCTTTCGTAGCAAGTCCCATAACCGCGGCCAGATGTTCCTGCGTGGCATTATAGCATTCCAGGGCATACAGTTCCAGTGCGGCCAGCATCTGCAAGGCAAGAGGAATGGGGATTACATACTTCACGGCATCATACCACAGCACGGTTGTCTCCTTACCCACAGCCTGCTCGATAGTAATTGAGTTTACCAGTCCTACCCGCGTATCCTTGTCAAGCCACATCCGCTTGCCGCCAAGCGTAAAGGAATTCACGGCATCGGACCCGTCGTAAACAGCAATTTCATTGACCTTCGCGCTCTTCACACCCTCCAAAGTCGGTTCATAGGGAGGGGTTAATTCACATTCGAGAATTTCCTTTGCAGACGCTGCCGGATGGGCTTCGTAAAATGCTTCCTGTTCCGCATTCAACGGTACCCAGGCTCCATCCAGGTAATCCTCATAGGTTGTACCCACTTCATAGTTTTCGTCCAGTTCAAAATCAAGACGGACAACTTTCTCCTCTGAATAAATATGTATATATTGCATTATTGTTAAAGCCTATTTTTATTCATTATGATAAATCGGTAATTCGTTCTAATACCTGATGTAAGCGGTGCCGTATTTATTTCAGTAAATGAGCCCAGATAATCCGAAGATTTGAACATACGATACGGAGAAGAACTTTCCTGTGCTATCGCATACTTTCCGTCAGACGAAAGCCCCAAAGCAAAGCTATTGCCAATAACGGAATGCTTCAATGCCCAGGTTTTTCCGTAATCGGCGGATATACGTGCACCGGAATAAGAGTACCCTCCCTCTATAACCATATATTTCCCGTCATAGGATATGGCCAATGTACGGGCAGAGAAACTCGAATCGGTAATTTTAGTCCACGTCTTCCCATAATCCCCGGAATAATAGGCATAGTATAACTTTGATGAACTCTCCCTGTTGCAGCAACACAACATGTATTTGCCGTCACCGGAAATGGCAATCTTTGTGATAGGCCCCCTGAATATTTCACTGCTGAAAGTTTCTCCATAATCGGAAGATATAAACAGCTCATGGGTAGTATAATAGGGAGAATTTGACGCATATGCCACTACGTATCTGCCGGAATGGGACATTTCCACCCCCATGAGAGGCACGGTATTGTCTTTTAATCCATTGGAGACCCGCCATGTCTTCCCATAATCCCCGGAAAGCATCAAATCATATTTGTTATTGCTATTCTGACACACAACAGCGACCAGATTCCCCCTGCCGTTGCAGGCTATCGAGTATACGGAATAGCAATTATCAGGCTTGAAAGGTTCTGCCGTCTCCAGAAAATCCGTAGAACGCAATAATCCCACATTTGCCATATAGCACGAGCAATAGATATGCCTGCCGTCTCCGGACATGGCAATCCTCGTTCTATCGTTGCTGAAAAAGTATTCGTTTACATTAGGAAGGTCGGAAGGTTGTCTTCTGGTCCATGTCATTCCACAATCCTTGGAAATATCTATTAAGGCTCTACTGTCGGAGAATGCAATCACATACTGACCGTCCTTTATATTATTGCTTCGTCTTTTTAATACACTCATAAACCTTAGTCCCTTGTTTTTACGGATATTGAATAGGCGCCAGCGGCATAGCACCAGATACTAATCTCAAAGATATCTCCAGCGGAAACACTGATTGAAGTACCGGACATCGAAGTGAACGCGCCGGTATTGGGTATCGGCTGTGTGAATGCCGCCGATGCGACGCAGCGGATATACAAGTCATTGCCCACTGACATTCCGGAAGCAAGGCTGATGTTCGTGGCAGAACCCAACCTTGCAGTGATACTTCTCTTGGAAATTGGCAGGGAGGCCAGTGTCGTGACCGTATTCGCACCGGTGACTGTCGGGTCACCGACACCTTGCGGCCCTTGTGGTCCTTGCGCACCAGTCGCCCCTTTAGGTCCAGTAGCTCCGGTAGCACCCGTAGCGCCTTTTGCTCCGGTAGCACCCTTCAGGTTCTTGAAAGCAAAGGAAAAGGTTCTGGCCAATGCGGTACCACCGAGAGAAACGGTCACGGAGGGCGTACCGATGTTGGCGTCAACCGTAGCAGTAGCACCGGTAATACTGGCACTTGCACCTGCTGCACCCGTGGCACCAGTAGCACCGGTAGCGCCTTTTGCACCCGTATCACCTTTGTCTCCTTTATCGCCCTTTGGACCTTGTATTCCTTGTGCACCAGTGGCGCCTTTTGCACCAGCAGGACCGGTAGCACCAGTATCACCTTTTACTCCTTGCGGTCCTGTGGCACCGGTATCACCTTTCATGCCCTGTGGACCTTGTACGCCTTGAGGACCTTGCGCTCCCGTATCCCCCTTCTCGCCTTTATCGCCCTTTGGACCTTGCAATTGTCCTTGACTTTGCCAATCACCGTTATACCAGGCATAATATGTATAAGGCAATGCAGTTCCAACGGAATAGAAACCAGTGATGTTTGCCCCGTCAGGTACAGCAGTCTTTAAGGCATCAAGCGTATCGTAACGTCCAAGAAGGGTGAATGTATCTCCCGGCTTGCCTTTCACATAGATATCCGTCTTAACGTATTCTTTAGCGCTCTTATCCCATTGGTATACATAGTGGTCTGCACCGATGTAGGTAGGATGTTCTGCCGTATCAGTAGCATTCGCAGTAGCCGTCTCCGATTCCTGCTTGAGGGCAGCAAATTCAGTGACACGGGTACTTTCAGCATTTACGCGTCCGGTTTCGGCTGTTTGGCGGTTAGTTTCCGCACTATTACGTGTATCCTCAGCAGTGCTTCGGGCATTCTCAGCAGTAACGCGCTTACCTTCTGCTGTAGCACGACTGGTTTCAGCATTGACACGACCCGTTTCGGCTGTCTGTCGGGTTGACTCTGCGTTGGCCCGCACTGTCTCAGCATTTTTACGTTCCTCCTCGGCGCTGACACGTTTACCTTCGGCAGTAACACGGCCGGTTTCGGCAGTTGCCCGTCCGGTCTCAGACGTCTGTCGGACCGCTTCAGCTTTGCCTCGCTCTGTCTCTGCCGTTTTCCTGAGACCTTCGGCTGTCACACGTTCCTTTTCGGCATTGATACGCGTAGTTTCAGCAGATGCGCGGGTACTTTCAGATGAAGCACGCTTTGTCTCAGCCGTTTCACGGGATTTCTCAGCTTCCTTGCGTGCGTTCTCCACTATGACACGCTCCGCTTCGGCTTTGCGCACTTCCTCAGCAGCTTCCTCAGCAGGGGCAGACAGCAACTCAAGCGGTGCCTCGACCACCGATTCTTCCATACCGGCAAGACGGAGGGCGGGCAGGCTCACGATATCGGCCAGCGAATCGACAATCTCCACATCGCCCACACCTTGGGAGCCGACAAGAAGGGCTTTCTTCACCTCCTCTACAAGCTGGTTGAACTGATTTGATTCCAATACCATAATTTTCAGAATTGATTTAAGATGGCTGGATGACGTTCAGTTGGTTAATTACCGCACGTTTCACGGCAGCTATGAGCCGCGAGTTCTTCACCACAAGTTCAAGAGCCTTGCAATACTGTTCCGGGATTTCCACCGCATCTTTCGAGTAGTAGATTTCCCGTGCCAGGTCTTCAAAGCCTATATCCAGAAGGATACTTCCGTTGTACATCATTTCATTGCCGACCGTTTCGGCTACGTCGAAGGTCTGCTTGGCGCCTTCGAATGAGGTCTGGGCCTCGATTTTCTTAAAGTTGATTTTCATACTTTCTATTTTAATTATTCTATATACTCATCCATGACAGATACCAATTCCCCAAAACCCGTTTTATCACATGCCATTCACGCCCGTTGATATTCGTCCTGGAAGAGTTCGCGAACGTACCGGAAGGAAAACTGATGGTATTCCCGTTCGGCATTATCCATATCTCATGCCCGTCAGAAGAGGACGGAAGGGATATAGTACAGTTGCCGTAAAAAAGCAGTGTGTGGTCGGTCGCCTTAATGCTGTACCTTGTAACCGAAGAGAGTATCACGTCAGTATTCCGGTATACACCTTGCGTCTTCAGCGGCCCGGCAATTTCCAGAGTCCCGGAGGACGGAGCATACATCTTCCCCACTATCACATCACCACCGAAATAGCTCTCGCCGGAAGATACGTGTATGGCCCTATTGCGCCCCGGAATGGTTGCAGAGATGGTTACCACCCCTTTGACTGTGCCCGCTTCCATAGTCTGGTAGGGCCTTATCAGGATGCTATTGGCTCCTCCGTCCGACGCTATCGCATGCAGATAGTAGCTCTTGCTGAGTTCGAATTGCGTAGTGCTATCTGTAAGGTCGGTCACGAACGCTCTCGAGTTGGTGGATATACCGTTACCATGCAGATACAGATAGTCACCTATCCGGCCGCTGGAGGCGTTTATCTTTCCGTTTACGGTGATGCCGTTCAATATGGCGTTGGCACCGGAAATATTTCCTTTCAACGTAAGATTATTGGCTGTGATATCGTTAAGCGTGGCATTGGCACCGGATATGGTACCTTTCAGGGTAAGGTTGTTCGCGGTGATATCATTCAGTGTAGCCCCCGCCCCGGTAATGTTGCCCTTCAACGTAAGGTTATTAGCAGTAATGTCGTTCAGGATGGCGTCAATACCTGAGATATTGCCTTTTAATGTCAGATTATTAGCTGTGATGCCGTTCAGCGTAGCATCCGTGCCCGTTATGCTGCCCTTTAGAGTCAGGTTGTTTGCCGTGATGTCGTTCATCGTCACACGCCCGTTTGTATCGACCACGAAACTGCCGTTGATGATGGTCTTTCCCGTAAAGTTTATCCGGTCAGCCTCGATTGTAGCATTGGATATCAGCCTGCCCGCTTCGCCTTCGGTGATGAACGCGCTGATTTGAGCACGCCTGACGATATCACCGTTGGGGTCGACCTTTTCCGCAAACATGGTGGCGATATTGCTTTCCGTCACTAAACCGGCTTTGTCGATATTGGTAATGTTACCTTTGGAATCGAAGGTTATCTTCTGCACGAACTGGTCTATACGGCTGGCCGTCTGGCTAATGGCTGAGGTGTGCTGTTCCACGGTACCCTTCAGGCTGTTTGTGGCGGTCACCATACTTTCTATCTTCTCGGCAGTCACATGAAAGCTGCCTGCATGGGCGAACAGCTTGCCGTCCAGGTCAGAGACGGACGCACTGAAGTCTGCACGAAGACCGCGGGCCGATATGTCAATAGCAGACTTATATGCTTCGGTGATTCCAGTCTCAAGGCCTACAAGACCGGACGTGAATTCAGCTTTCAGACCACGGGCGGAGATGTCGATAGCAGAGGTGTATTCTTGCGTTATACGACTCTCAGTATTCGTCAGGTCCTCCGTGAACTTCGCTTCAAGGTTGCGCGCGGTAAGCAGGAATTCACTGTGATACTCTTCAAGCTTGCCTGCCGTGCTTCTGATTTCGTCAAGGTTCGCCTGAATCTTCTTGTCTGTAAGTTCAAAACGCATATTGAATTCCTCGCGCAAGTCAGCAAGAGCATCATCGGTTAGCGTAAGTGCATACAAGTACATGTCACCGGTAAAAGACATGTGGAAATCACCGGTTCCGTTCCACTTACCGGTTATCTCCATCTGTTTGAATTCAGTACTGGGATATAGGTCCTTAGAAAAGGAAATCGGGGTGTATTCCTCAAAACCTTCTTTGTTCTCGTTCTTGAAATGGAAGGCAAGAGTGCCGGGGCGCTTCACCAGATACTTGAAAGAGATAGTGAACTGCCGGGGGCGCTTGAGTTCGTCGAAGGTCTCAAAATCCGGATGGCGGTAAAAGTCTGAGTTGACCTGCTCGATATAGCTGTTCTTAAGGCGTAGCACATTCTTTGCGCGTTCGCTTACTATATCGGCGAAAGATTCCTTGTTCGCATAGAAGTTACTGTTGAAGTACAGCAGCCGACCGTCAACTCGGAAGATGCGTATGTTGCTGCTACCGGTCCAGTACTGCATGTCAGCGGCAAAAGACGCATTGTTAAGGTAATTGTTCAGGGCATTGATTTCATCACGCACGGATGAGATTTCAGACTTGATAAGTCCTTCAATGACAGTGAACATTGTCAGGATGTCCTCACCGGCCATCGTAAGGAATCGCCCTTTGATTTCTACGCCACCTTCCGGTGTGTACTTGATGTAAGTGCTCTCATCACGGGCGCCGATATAGGAAGTACCGTACACTTTCATGTAGGCATGCCCGGTGGATTTGTCAACACCGAAGGAGATTACATCTTTCCCCGTTAGGTTGAAGTCGTCAATGCCGGTGTAGAAAGTTATAGACGGGGATGTCTCGTTGGTAGACGATAGCACGATTGCGCTTTGAAGGTCTACATCTGTACGGTGGCCCAATCCTATAATGTCATCGCCCGCTTGGGGAACATCGCTGTCCTCATCGCAGATGGTCTTGGACAAATCGATGTAGTCACGTCCCACGGCCACAACCTCACGCCAATAGTAGCGATTGGAGGCATTAAGAGTGGTTCCTTCGACGATGTTGCACTCCTTTGCCTGCGCCAGCGAGCCTACACTGAACTCGTTGGCTATCGCCTCACCGTCCTGCTCGGCAAGAAAACTGCAGCGGTAGACGTCTTCCAGTTCCTCCACGCGGATGCACTTCATACCGGCATGGGTGATTATTTGTTCACCGCCTACATGGGTAGCTCTCTTGACTTGCAATTCATCAAAGACGGCCTTTATCTTCACATATAGACGGTCAACGACAGCCTGCGAGGTGCCGTCCTTGCGTACCGTGATACCGCTGCCGTTCTTGCCTATCAGCAATCCCTTCAAAAAGTTTATGATTTCTTCCGCTACGTCGCTTGCGTCCTTGCGGAGGAACATTCTCAGGGTACGCAAGGCTGAGAACACATTGAAGTTGCTTGCGGCCGTAGCGTCGTTGGTCTTGATGACATAGATGTTGCTTCCTCCCGAACCGGTGAAGGTCTGTCCCTTAAAAGTCAACTCTTCGACTTGCGTTTCAATATCGGAAATGCGGGAATAGGCGGTGCTTTCGCCAATCGTATACTGCGGGGAATCGTAAGGCTTGTCGAGGTTGATTTCAAAGCCGATGACACGGGACAAGCGCCCGTCCTTGAAGTAGGCAGGATTGACAAGGTTGATGCGCTGTCCTATGTCAAAGCTGTGATTTATTTGGTCTTTGTGTACCCAGATGGAGTTGAGCGTAGCCGTATAGGTGCCGTCGTCGATGCAGGTCTTTGCCACGTACTTCTTTGCAGTGGCAAGCAGTTCCTCTTCGGCAGCAGCCACCAGCCCAAGTTCGGTTATCTTCTCGGCATTCCAACCAGACAGTACATACTTGTCACCTTTTGAAGGGAACAACACTTCATCCGGCAAGGAACGGCCGTAGTCTTCATTCTGTACAATCTCCCAAAGTTGGGCATCAGGATTCCATGTGCCGTCGTCGTTCTTTTCGGTCAAACCAAGAGGATTAAAAGCTACGCCGAACTCCATGCCGTTGAGCTTGCCGGATTCGAACCTGATTTTGAGTTCCTGTCCTTCAAGGATGTATTCCTTCGAGAAGTTGATGCCTGAATCCTTGAACCGGTAGAAGGTAGCTTTTGTCTTTGTACCATCTTCATTATCTACCTCGCTCTCATAAAAGCTTACACCGGTGATTTCACCTACTCTTTTGGGGCAGATGTCATCAAATACAACAACGGCTTCGACAGCTTCCAAATCGGTCAAGCCCTCGTGGGCATCCACGTATGGAGTGCCTGCCGGAAGCATAAGGCGCTTCTGGACGATACCGTTGACAACAGCGGTCTGGTCTACCGGGCGATAGTTGGTAGGGATGTTTCTTGTTGAACCGAACGCATAGATTCTTGTAGCATAAGTACCCTTGCTATCACTCCGGCTCATGTCCTTGGCTTCCTTATCCAGTTCTATCTTAACAGCATCGGAGAACTCACAGCGTCCGAAGTTGATTACATGGTCCGTTACCCAACAATCACAACCCCAGTTATCAGCCATGCTGAACATAGCATCAATGAGGTTGGTATTGTCATAGGTCATCAATTTGGAGGAGTTCTCGACACTATCGTCAATGGAAAACACGAAGTCTTTTCCCTCATATTTATAACCAAGAGCTTTCAAATTGCGAAGGAATACACCCATCTGGACATCCAGTGAAGCGGTAAGGGACCAGGACGCTTCCAGTCCTCCGTACTCCGGGGTGTACTTGAATATCTTTGTTTTCCACTTGAAATAGTAAGCGTCAAAACGAAGTTCATAGGAGTAGCCTCCGTTCTTGTAGGTCGGATAGGGAATATCTACAATCTGATAGATTTTTGCCAATTTACCGCCCATGGAGGCATCGAGTACCCCACGCAGGTCAACGTAATCACCTACTTGGAAATCGACTGGGGACAGAGTATTAAAAGGTAGTACGACATAGTCCTCTTTCATTAAAGAGAACTTGCCTTTTGCACCGGGATTGATACCAGTTGAAAAGCGGGTATTGCCTTGTATGTCCTTAATATCTATCATGTAAACAAAGGTCGGACATAAAAAAAAGAAGCCCTAAAAATTAGAGCTTCCATACACGACAATGAATTTAATGTCGTAAATTTCTAGCCTACAACACGGTTAGATGGATTATACTCACAGAATTTGGCTGATATTTTCCCAAATGTCCGGTCTAAGCTTTGGGCATAAGAAACGCTCTTTCCTAAATATAGCAAATGATAAATATCACTACTGTTCTCAGGAATCTGAATATCAATTTTACCTTTGTAAAGTTCTTCATAAAAAGCTGTTTTCTTTGCCTGATAATCGGCAGGAGAATCACCTTCTACTGTAAAAACAAGAGTTAACTCACGCTCATCAAGCTTGGGGTTATCCATAAGAACTTGTTTCCCATGTTCCAAGCGTGATTTATTCTCTATAAACTCTTTCAGAGGTACCGGTGCTCCCAGTACATCAAGAAAGTTATCTCCCATTCTAACACCCCACTCTTTTAGGGCTTCTCTTCCGTTTATTATTAATTCTGCCATAACTATTATAGATTCTTTATATCCTGCTTGATATCATTTGTATTATCGAGTATTCGCGGACTATTCTTGGCAAGAATAACAGAGTTTTCAAGTATATCTCTACGGTCCATGTTACCTTCTACTTGGAATGTTCTCATTTCATCTACGATTCTTTCCATATTGGAGACTTTATCGGTCAATGCCTTTATGTCCTCTGTCGGGAAAACAATATGTACCTGCGACTGATAGCCGCTCGCTATTGTCTCTTTGGCTCTATCTGCGAAATTAGGAGTTCCAGATAACAAAGCTGGGACATCCCCACTTCTAAGATTGAGCAATGAAAGTTTGCCATTGATGGATGAAAGTAAACCGGTCTGTTGAATGGACTGGTTCTTTATTTCTTCCCCGGCAACCTGCAAAGCTGTAAAACGTCCGTTAAGTTCTTCGCCGGTATCTTGTGACATGGCTTCAAAACCCTTGCTACTCGCCTGCTGTAAAAACATGGTTCCAAAGAACTGGTTGATGGCATCAACTTCTTTCTTCATGTCGTCAACCATCGTCTGTTTCATGGAGTCGAGGAGCTGCTTTTCTTCGGAAGTCAGGTCGTCATCTCCCATGGCCTTTTTCCACTCATTGTACCACTTCTGCATCTGCGGTTTGAAGTTCTCCACATACATGGCCTTAATCAAAGCCTTGCGCATGTATTCGCTCATGTCATCGGAAATATCCTCCGCTGTGGCCTCTATATCGTACAAGGAATTCAGAATACCATCAGAGAACGACTCCCATTCCTGCTCAGCTTCATTACGGGCGTTCTCCGCTTCCTGGGCGGCTTCTTCCGCACGGTTGATGGCTCCCGTATCAAGAGTGGGGAAAAGCTTGTTAGCCGCATCCACAATGTCGACACCGGCTTTCTGAATTTCGGCTATCATCTCGTCCAGAGTCTTGCGCTCGGCCGTATCAATGGCACCGTCTTTCATAAATTCGGTATATTTGTCATACCAGGCCTGAATCTGAGGCTGGAGCTGGGCAGTAAACATGGAATCCACCAAGGCATTGCGCATATATTGATAGATATTGTCGGCTATGTCCTCGGCGGTAGCTTCTGCGTCATAGAGCACACTCTTGATACTGTCGGAGAAAGAGTTGAACGCTTTCCTTACCTCCTCTCCAGAGTCTTTCCACGCGTCACTGATTTCCCCGGCAGCATCGGCGACCTCCTTGCTCAACCCGTCAATGTCATTCTTGATGTTTGTACGCTCTTCATCGGTTACAAGTCCATCCTCTGAGTATTCCTTCCATTTTTCCCAGATGGCCTTGATACGCGGTTCGTACTGTTCAAGGTACATTGCCTCAATAAGCTCTTTCCGCATGGAATCGGAGATATTCTTGGCAACAGTCTCAGCAGTAACTTCCGTATCATACAAGGAACTTAATATTCCATCGGAGAATGATTTGAATTCCTCCTCAAGTTCTTTCTTTAGGTTGCTCTCAGTAATGCCAAGAGTATCACTCAGAATATCCTTAGCGGCCGTAATGTCGTTAGCCAACTTCTCCGCTTCGTTTCTTAACGCATCCTTTTCAGTGCCGGTTATGTCACCGTCAGACATGGCTTCCTGAACCTTCTTGTATAACTCCTCTATCTGCGGTTGGAAGCTATCGGTGAACATCTTATCAACCATCTGCTGACGGATGTACTCAAAGATGTTATCTGTCACATCCTCGGCAGTGGCTTCGACGGAGGACATGGCAGACTTGACGCTATCAACAAACGACTGCAAGTCTTCGGCGTTCTTCAGCTTGTCAGCAAACAAACTATTAACGTCCTCTACGCCCTTCATCATCTGCTCAATGTATTGGTCAATCCGAGAGCCGAGTTGTACCATGTCACTCTCGGACAATCCGTCTTTGGAAAGCCCTTCAAAGGTCTTGTACAACTCTTCCATCTTGCTCTTGTACTCCTTTTCATACAGAGCGTTAATCATTGCCTGACGGAAGTAATCATAGATATTATCAGAAACATCCTTGGCCGTCACATCAAGGGAAGTAAGAGAACTCTGCATACTACCGATGAAATCCTCATAGTTATCCGTGCTACTGTCGGTATCCTCTTTGGTCCATCCGAAAATTTCCGCAAGCTTGTCACGTTCGGCAAGTGCGGAACCGGCAATTGCGTCATACTGCTTCCGAAGAGCCTCCATCTCCTCCTTCGTAATGCCTCCTTGGTCTTTATTGGCCTGGGCAAAGGCATCGTACCACGTTTGAAGGTCCTCGGTAAATTTGTTGCCTACCATTGTGGTAAGCACGGCACGCTGCATATATCCGCTGAAACTGTCAGAAAAGTCTTTCGCGGAACTGCCCATATCCATGAGGGTATCCACAAAACTGTCGAAAACGCTATCGAACGTTGTCTGTGTCAGTTGTTCACTAATCTGGTTCTGAATATCCTCAATCCTTTCCTCTCCATCTATAATGCCGTTCAAATATTCTTGCACGTCACCGTCCATCTTCGCCCAGAAGGCAGGAGCTTCGGATTTAAGTTTCTCCAATTGCTCAACAGTGAGGTCAAACAGTCCGGTCATTCTTCCGGTCCCGATAAGCTCTTTGGCGGCATTGACTGACATGTCGAGTGCGTCGGCAATGTCCTGCCAGTCGCTTGACGAGGTGTTCTTTGCCATCCGCTTGCCAATGGAATGGGAACCGGCAGATGCACCGGAATTAAGACGCTCTTTTCCCAGCAGGCGATATGCCTCAATCTGCTTTTCAACAAGGCCAAGCGCCTCTTCTCCGACCTTATCCGCTTCCATACCGTAGGAAATGCCGATATATTCCAGTTTCTTGTCTATCAGCTCATCCCATATCTCATTGAGTTTGTTATATTCCTCAACCATCTCATTATAGTGGGAATAATCGGCACCGAACATCCCGTCCAACGCGGACACTACAGAGGAAATTCCAGAAACCGCACTCATTGCGCCTCCGACAATATCACCCGACATGATTTGCCCGAACCCGGATGCCGTTTGTCCTAAGCCGCCAAGCGCATCAATGGCACTTGTTATCTTGCTATCGTCAAATCCGAATATGTCGGCGATACTTGAGCCGAACTCATTCAATGCAGGAGCAAAAGACGTCACAGTATTTCCTACATCGGTGATGCCTTGACTGATTTTTTTGGAATCGTTGCCACCCTTTTTTATGGCTTCTATCCCTTTCTTCAAGTCAGAGACGAAAGCCTGCCACGGTGATTTTCCTTTAAGTTCATCCTTTAACCCTTTGATTGCGTCTGTAACATCCTTGATGGATATTTCCCCTTTTTCTATCCTTTCAATGTCTTTATCGGTAAAGCCTATTCCTTTCAAATCAGCAATAGAAATGTCTTTATCAGTACCGGACATGTATTTAATAAGGATTTCGTATTTGTCAATGATGGACTGAATAGCGGAAACGGACTTATTGCCGGCATCTTCAAAGAGGTCTGCCATCGCCTTTGTGGAGTGGCCGAACTGTTCATCAAGCTGTTCAAGAGCCTTGTTCTTTTGGGCTACCTTGGAAGAGTACTCCGGGCTGTCGGTTTGCAGTTTGGCTATCTCGTCATTGTACTTCTGAATAAGATTTTTGCGCTTTTCCTGATAGTTTCCGTACTCAATGAAGTATTCCTGCCATGCTTTTTTGTCGGCTTCAAGTTTGGCTTTACTTGTTGAATCAATATCGCTTTCTCTTTTTTTAGCGGCATTAGAAGCCCATGTGCCAAGTTTCTCCTCTTGTTTATCTGTCAGTTTTCCACCTTGCTCCGTTTCCCAATCCTTGCGCTGTTTTTTAATAGCATCCAGTTCTTTTTGATAGTCCAAGTCAATCTGAGCCAGCTTCTTTTCAGTGCCATCCTCCATGAGGTTGATTTCATCCTGCTGGTTTTTCCGACGAATGGAAAAGAGTTGTTCGGTAAGCAGTTCTTGCTGTTTGAGTTGCTTGGCGGCTGCTTTCTTGGCTTGATTTTCCTGCTTAGTCAACGAGCTTCCAGTGATGCCACCTAAATCTTTATAGGCTTTCTCTTTTGATAGCATATCTTCACGGGCCTTTTTTACCTGTTCCGATGTTGCTTGTTGGTCTTTTAAAAGAACTTCATAACCTTTCTTTGCCTTTTCCCAATCGGATTTGGCTTTCGCAAGGTCTTGCTGGTAGGTTGAGGTTTTACGTGACTTTAACTCCGATTCAAGTATATCTATTCTACTTTGCAATTCAGATTCAGTAGTCGCACCTTTCAAAGAACCAATGCCTACATTCAAAGAATACCACTTATTATTCTTTCTTGCTTGTTGAAGGCGCTTCATTTCATTCAGTTCTGACTTTATCTGAATATCAGTATTTTTCTTTAAATCAAGTTGCCATTGAGCGAGTTCATCTGAGCGGACTTCTTTTTGATAACTTGTGAAAATGTTTTTTTCTTCATCCAACTTTGATTTCAAAGTAGATAAAGTTTCATTCCTATATTTGTCAGCAAGTTCTTTCTCTGATTCATTCAAACTGTTTTTATGAAAATTCGGGTCTTCTCCGAACCTTTTCCATAATCCGATAACCTGTTCGTATTCACCAATTAGTTTTTTAGAGTTGTTGTAATTAATTTTATTCTCTTCTACGTTCCTCTTTCCAGCTTCCTCATTGTATTCTTTCCATAAAGCTATCAAGTCTCTAATATGTCCTTTTTCATCTATGTATTTTTGGAAGAGAGCGGGATATTCATTCTTTATTGCATCCATTGCCTTCACCCTATCCATAGAAGAGGTATATTCATTTTGAAGGGTGGAAATCAATTCTTCAAGCCTTTGTTTATGTTCTTGCTCTTTTTTAATAGACTGTTTCTTTTGCTCGTCAAATCTTTTTTGCGCTTTCTCCGCCGCGGTTGTCGAATCGTGGAAAGCCCACATTGCAGCACCAAGCCCAATAACGGCAGTAGCCAACAAAACATAAGGATTAGTAAGCATTGCAGCGTTTAAAGCTAACTGCGCTTTTCGTGCCAATAAACGGGCATTGGTAAGTCCAATCTCCACAAGGGTATGCTTACTTTCAGCAGCAGTAACAAGCATCACTGCGGTCCGGTATGTACCATAAGTAACCACTAATCCAGCCAAGACCTTCCCTACTGTTTCATAATTCTGAATCAACGAAGTTGTCATTTGAATACCGTCCATGATAACACTTTCCGACTTAGTTCCCAATTCGTTAAACACGGAATTCAAAGCATCCTGCATCATAGACAACTGACCATTGATAGTCTTTGAAGCATTCTCAGACATATTATAGAACTTACCACCTGCGGAAGTTGCATCAATGAATGCCTGTTGAACCATTTCAGCGGAAACAGCACCTTTGGACATTTCATCTTTCAAAGTTGCGATAGATTTTCCGGTCTTTTCGAAGATAATCTGTAACGGGTTGAATCCAGCGTTTATCATTTGATTCAAATCCTGCCCCATAAGTTTACCTGCTGCTGACATCTGTGAAAATGCCAAAGTCAGCGAATTAAACTTACCGGATTCTCCCATAGAAATATCACTAATGGCTTTCAAGTATTTGATAGTGTCTTCTGCTTGTATGTTAAATCCAAGCATCATCTTTTCTGCTCCAACCATATCTGACATGGTAAGTGGAGAAATCCTAGCCAGTTCCTTGATTTGCGGAATCAGTCGCCCCACCATATCCTTTCCAACCATAGTCTCAATAGCGGTCTGCATGGATTGAAATTCGCCACGAACACGAATCATTTCAGAACCTAATGCCTTTAATACTCCAGCACCACCAATAACCGCCAATGCTTTTTTCCAAGAAATAGCGATACCATTATTACTTTCTACGATTTCCTTAGCACTATCATTGTAAAGGGCGTATTCATCCCGGAGTTTCTTTACGGAAAGACGCGCTTCGGCTTGTTGTTGGGTAAGTCCAAATAAAGCCGCCTTTTCCTCATCAAGAGCTTTGTGGGCAGCATTGTATTCTTCTAACTTACTATTTGCTGATAACGGATTCCTTTTCAATGCTATACGATAAGCATCCCCAAGTCGTTTTACATCCGCTTCAATATCCTTAACTACCGCTTTTTGAGCAAGAATCTTCTCTGTGAATCCATTCACTACCTGAGAAGCATCGAAGATTTTCCTTTTGAATCCTGTTTCCATCTCTGCTCCAGCTTTGGCTGCATTAGTCACCAACTCATCCAATCTTTGGTTGGATGCAGCAAGTTGGGCATTCAAAGCCTTGAAAGCAGCAGGAGATTGCGTGCCATCCATGCTCATTAATTCTTGTTTTAACTTCGCAATTTCATTACGGAGCCTTACAACTTCTTCCCAGTCACTACCTACCTTAAAATATAATTTCGCCATATCTATTTCTTTTTCCTACGATTAGCCAATTCCTTACCACTGATTCTATTCACCTTTTGACCACCATATACTGTGTGTAACTTATCCCGTTGCATCATCAGCAGATTCCGATAAGGGATAATCTCAAACACTTCTGTATAACTCAGACGAAGCGTGTCAATCAAATGGGCTATCTGCCCGAAGAACGTTGTGTTTCCTACTGTTTCGGTCTTGCTGCCAGCATCGACACGTTCCTCATCGAGCTGACACACTGAAAAGCCGAAATATCCATCATAGAGAAACAGACTTCCAAGGCATCTTTGACTTCTTCAAAAGTGCCGTTCTCCAATTCTTTGACCAAACTATCATTCCCGCAGATGAAGCATGAAATACCTTTCAGCATATCTTCAGTAGCTTCAGGAAGCTCTTTAATAGCCTCCATGATATTATCTCCTCGCAGGGCGATATTGGAAAAATGATGAATGGCACGACAGATAATTTTAATTGTAGGAGGTTTGATGGTATAAACGATTCCACCTATCCCTACATTTTTAAAATCCAGCCCTAATAGGGCATCAGAAACCGTTTTTGCTGCTTGATTATTCATAACATTAAATTAAAAAGGCGGTAAGCAACCACCCACCGCCATCTGAAAACAATCCTTTTACTGAAAAATTATCAACCTTCCGGCACTACAACTTCCGATTCGTCAAACCACTTTTCGGAAGCCAATCCATCTACACCTGTGGAAAGGGGAACGGCCGAAACAGCCAATCCGACAGCCTTATCGGTATTAGAGCCACGGGCATTGATAGCCACTTTCGGAAACACAACATAAACTCCGTCTTTGGTTTTACCAATCACACATTTATGAATAGGCTTATACTTGCCTCTTTCCCAATTCTTTTCTGTGGCTTTACCACCTTGTAAATCAGCCTTTGTAGCATAATCATACTCACCAATGGTGAAGTTGATTTTCACCTCACCCGGTTCAGACGTTTCCCGGTAGTACTCACCAGTCAAAGCGTTTTTGTAACGAGTTACACTTGCCTCTGCTTCTTCGTATTGATACGTGTCACCATGCACATTCTTGACCCGCTTCGTTGCTGCGTTTTTCAAGATGGTGGCTACTTCTGCGCCTGTTAATCCGGCAGCTGGAGTAGTAACCGTTTTAATCGGTTCTGCATAATACAGTTCGTCAATTTCTACTGCTGTAATCATATCATTTTACATTTAATACATTAAACAAAATTCTCACATTCACATAATGACACTTCAAAGCTGTGTCCGCTTCTGTACCGATAGAATCAATAGAGTAACGATATGTCATACCATCATAGGTGCTTACTACATCATCAAACAGCTTGCCAGCCTTTCTTTCAAGTTCGTTAAGCCGGATTGTGTTCGCTTCATTCTCGCTTAAATTGGGTACACATAGATTCACTTCTGCGAAAGATTTCTTCCAATAAGTTCCCGGCTGTTGTTTCTTCGTGTGGATGACAATCCTTTCGGACTTCAATTCACCCGTCAGCGTTTCTCCTGCTGGTACTATGTCTATTCCGAAAATCTTGCAGTCCCGGTAGAGGATGTTTCCTATGTCGGTGGTTACTATCATCGTTCAAATCTATCTTTCAATCTTTTTTCTGTCCTTATCGCTGCACTTCCTGCAACTTCAAATCCTTTGGATTCCACGAATGAAGCATAATCAGCTTCGTTTTTCAGAATTAAGCCATCTTCATTAACCTCATAATCATTCGATTCTCTCAAATGTTTTGTGTGGTCTTGATAGTTTCCGGTAGCTTTTGCATCTTCAACAAATGCCTCTCCCTCTTCTTTCATGCCAGCAACGACTTCGCTTGTTCCGTCCTCAAAGAACTGGTCAACATCCGAAAAGTCTGCATCTATTCCAACCATATTACTCTATAGGAAAAATAGTTTGTTTCCAAAGGGCTTTTAGCAACTCCTTCACCTCTTATGCTTCCATCGGCATTCAAACAACGAACCTCTGCACCTGCTTCAACCTTTGACGGCTTGTCAAAGACTACCTTGTACTTGAAATCATACAAAGCACCATTGATAGATACTTTCTTTTCCGCACTTACATCATCACAACGGCATTTGCACACCTCCTTCCAGCTTTCACCACCGGTACCGGGAATAGGTCTTCCGAACTCATCCTTATCCATCGGGGTGATAACCTTAACCTGCAATATGTGGGAAGCGAATATCATAAGAAAGTCACTTTAGGTTTGTTACTCAGTTCGTCTTTCAAACCATACTGTTTGCACAGCCATGAGTACAATTTCATTAGGCTATCAACATAATTAGACCAAGACACAGAAAATCCGCTTTCGCTGACCGAAGATGGATTTTGTATCATCCACGGAATTTGCTTTGCACAAGCGACCTCTAATTTTGCCCGATTTTCCTCGGCAAAAGGTTCTTCACCATCCAATCCCGTTCTTGAAAGTATATTTTCAACTACAAGATTAGACGGGGTGTTCTTATCAAATACGCTTAATACAAACTCCTTGTTACTCATGGCTGATATCATTCAATATGGTGTAATCAGTTTACTATATGCGGTATAGCTATAATGCGTACAATGTTTAGATTTATAGATGTATCTGAACGGACATTTGGGAACATTAATTCGTACCCCTTGAATAGCCATTCCCTCTTTTATCGAACACATCATAGCCGGGTTATTTGCAACCAAAAACATGGGATGCGTCATGGTCAGTACAACACAATCAGCCGGAGCCGTTTCCAAAGTGATAAACTGAATATCCGGCAGACCAACATCAACAGATGGATTCACATACTCACACTTGGGAGATTCCACACTTGATGCCTGCACGTCCAACGAGACCAAAGACATCATCAAAAAGCCACACATGGCAAAAATAAAATTCTTCATTTCTTTTCTGGTTTATAAAATTAGACAATGGAAGGGTAGAAACACTACCCTATCCTTACTCGATACCTAATGCTTCTTTCAGCTTGGCAGTTGATTCTTCATCCAGTTCTGAGACCTTAGCCAAAAGAGTTTCTTCTTTCATATTGCCGGTAGCCTGCGCACCGATGGACTTCAAAGCATCAATCAAAGCCTTCTTCTCAAACTCCTTTTCAAAGAGAGAGATTTTCACCTCCTTCTTTTCTTCAGGGGCTTTCACTTCGGGAGCTTTCACCTCAACCCGTTCAGCGAGTTTACGGCTCTCCATATCCAACACACGGGATTCTTCAGCAACTTCAATCACTTCACCCGGACTGTAATACTTACCGGTGAATTTGTCGCGGAAAACAGATATAACCTTTACTTTCATATCCTACCTCCTTATGCTGATTGGATGGATGCAATTTCGCTCAGGTCGAAATTGGTAATCAAGTCCGGGTTGGAAATCTGCGGAATCCACTCTGCCGTATATTCCATGTAGCGACCGTTCTTATCACGGTAGTTGGAGATAAGCATCTGCCCCTCTGACGGGATATAAGTACGTCCTTGTACTGGGTCTGTCGCTTCATACGGGGTATGATGGCGCATATAACCAATGTTGTCAGAAGGCAACAGAGTAATGCGGTTATCCGCGTAAATCTGCACATTCTTTCCCGTCTGGTCTTTTACGTAGTCCTCCTTGATTTCAATATGCGGCAAACCGATGCCGGTGAACACTTCGGAAGCCAAAGAAGAGGAAACCAATCCCGTACTCAACTTCATTTCGTTGCTGCCGAGAATCATCTTGTACTGCTCACCAAATTCAGATGAACCAAGAATAAGCTTGTTGAAAGATGCACGGGTCATTATCATCTTGGCATAAACACCAAAATCCGGAGCTAAAGAATGAAGTTTCTCTCTCAAATAAGAGATAAGCATATTCTTTCCGTCCACAACCACATCTCCACTTTTCGGCTTGATAAAGTTGAACGGAAGGGCAATCTCCAGCAGTTTATTATTGGTCTGACCGGAAGTGATTGCGGCATCTTTGTTGTAAACGGTGGCTTCACCAAGCATCAACAGCGCACCGACAATAATATCCATACGCTTGTGGGCGGCAAGGGTAATCTGACGGTAGTCGTCTGCCAGGAAGTTTACAATCTCTTCCATTGCAGCCTTTTGGTCGGCTGGCTTAGCTGCATTGAACTTGTCAATCAAATCCTGCAATTCGGAAAGACGGTCAATAGACATCTGATAAGCATCACCCAAATAGGCAATCTCACCATATCCGGAACCGATGTTCCGACGCTCACGGATGGGTTTCTCTCCAAAACGTGAATTGATAGAGCCGGCCATAACTCCGGTTACAGAACCGATATAATCCTTGAACACACGAGTAGTCACTCTGCGGAAAGTAAGATACTGCTGCCAATAGATTGTGTCCTTGCGTGTCTGGTTCACACGTCTGATGATAGCGGAAACAATGTTCGCATCATCGAATAATGTTTGAATCGTTAAAAACATATCCTACCTCCTTACTCGTTAAATTCAAACCATCCCTTCATGTTGGCTTTATCGTTCTCGGAGAACGGCATAACCAATTTTGAGGGTTCAATTTCTGCGGCTGTACGAAGCAATGAAACCAATGTGACTCCGTCCTCAACCTTTGTACGGTTAAACAGAGCCGAATTAGCTACATGCTTTTGTTTTAAACCATCAACTGCAACCGCATTGAATAATACGGCATCTTTGGCGATATTCTCACCAAAAGCAGCCTTAATAGTCAATACATCGTAGTTGGCATTAGACTTATCAATTGCCGTTACTTCTGCACCTTTCTTACCACTTCCGACAAACATACCCACATAAGCCAAAGAGTTCTTAGCTACTTTGATAGACAAAGCCTCTCCACCAGTGGTATAGGTTTCCGCAACTCTCACATTGATTACCGCATAAGCGAACTTGTTTTTCAAGTCCGCACAAATCGGTGTAAATCCGGGAAGAAAACTTCCCACTACCAGGTTCTGCGTATCAAGTTTGAACGGACCACGTCTACGAATGCCGGTCTGGACATCGTAGCGTTCCTCTTGCTCAACGGGCGGAACCAAGTCATACTTAAATCCTGCTGACATAATTAATTCTTGTTTTGTTCAACAATAGTTTTCGTTCCCTCATCAATCATCTTGGCGATAGATTCAGATTCTTTCTCAATCTTCTCTTCCGCTGATTCGGGAGGGGTTACGCCTTTGAAGCCGTCATTTGCGAACTCCTGCTTCAAGTCCTTGAAGTATGCGTCCAAGTCCTCATCGTCCTTAATGGCGCATCGTTTGGCGTAGTTTTCGGGAATACCATACTCTTTTGCCTTTGCCAAAATCTGCTGGCTACGTGTTGCTTGAGCCTTTTCCGTTTCAAACTGTGTTAGCTTATCAGAAAGGTTCTTGTTGGAGTCAATTAAAGCTTGCGCCCATGCAGGCACATCGTCTTTATTCTCTTCCGTTTTGGTGGTTGTGGTAGTCTCGATTGGCTTACCGTCTTTAAGGTTATGTTTCTTCTCGTAGTTGGAAACTGCGGTCTTGGAAGCATCCCCGGCACGGAAATCACCATAGGAATTTAGCACGTCCGAGAAGCTGATACCCTCAACAATGGAGTTTACCTTTGTCTCGTCCGTTACACCCTCTGCCTTCTTAGTGGCAATTCGGGTTAAGATAGCAGTGTCCACCCCAGTAAACTTCTGTTGCAGCCCTGCCAAGATTTGTTCTAAGATTGTCATACCGTATGAATTTGATTTATAAATTTCTACGGTAAATTTCGGCATTAATAAGCTATGTGAAAAATTATCAGATAGGTGATACACGACAATGAAACGATTGTCGTAAAATGGTATAAAAAAGGCGTGAAACCGAATGGAATCACGCCTAAATAAAGTATTGTAACTTATGCCGGTACAGCCATTAATTCACGCCCTACTGAACGTATTGTTTCTATAATATCTTCAAAACGTTTCTTAGACGGCTTCTTTGTTCCGCTTACATATTGAGCAAACAAACTCTGAGAAATACCTAAACGTCGTGCTATGGCAGCAGCATTCAATTCAGGATGAGCTATAAATAAATCATAAAGAGGATTAGATTTCCTTTCCCGAAAGAATCCCTCAAAACTCAAATCTTCATCAAGCTCTTTCCAATGTATTCCGTCATGGCTCGTTGTGAAATTTGCGCGCTGCGCAGGAGTAGCCCATTTCAGCCTTTGGAAATCTGAAAACTTCTCACATGCCTCCTTCCCGTCAGTGGTACGTATCCATACCTCCGTATCAGTCAACCATACCTTTTCAACTATGATATTTTCCATAACCACTTATTTTGATTTATTAAAAAATTTATTCCAATGCTCTGCTATTACTTCTTGATTTTCTTCTATAACTGATTCTACAAGTTTCAGTTCAGATGACTTCAAGCCATTATTTTTGATTAATGTAACTGGAAATAAAGTGAATTTAGCACTTACATCCCCTTTGATTACATGAACATGTATAGGCTCATGGTCATTAGCGTAAAACATAAAACGAAAACCAAATAAAATAAATATCGTTGGCATACCTTTCTCTATTGATTACCCTACAAATATAGGTAATTATTTAATTACCTACAACTATTCAAGCAAAAAATTAGCGGCAATTCTTTGATGTTGCCGCAAAATATTCTATTTTTCTTGTACTAAAATTATAATCCCTATAATTTTTCTGACTAAGAGGCATTTTTCTGTCCCTTATTTCCGATTTGCTCATTCTTTGCCGCTTGCTCCTCCTTGATTTCTGCAAGCTCCTCTTCTACCCTATCAGCATTCCCGGCAAACATGATACCTTCACGGGTTGACCAAATTCCACCACTGACAGCGGAAACGGCAGTAGTCACCTTATCATTCAAATCATCAATCATTCTTCTTTCAATAATAAAAATGCCTTTATATTATTTTGAGGTTTGACAGAAAATGCGTTTTTCTCTTTTGCTTCTTCTAAAAAAGACAGAAAATCTTGAGCATTGGGAACTCTCTTCTCCTTTTGATATAATTCATGGGCTTTTTCACCCATAAAGTCAGCTCTAAGCTCTTCCTCAATATATTTCTTTTTACTTTCATCTAATGTCACAAGACCATCTTTATACTCTTGCAAGTATTTAACAAATTCTTGAAATTTTCTTTCATCGTTTAATATATCAAGAATCATAGAATAACTTTTCTCATTGGATGTAAACTTAGCTTTAATGTGATTATATATTTTTATAGCCAAATACTTTAATAGGTCATAAGATACGCCAGCTAATACTGCCGTCGCTATCCATTCTAGATAATTTGTAGGCGATAATAAATTATAATGAACATTTATGTTCTCTTCTGCCTCTTTTCTATAATAATAGCCATATCGTATAGACTTTTGTGCTTTTTCTATAACCTTATTATATTCATCTTCTGACATTATGTGATAGCAATTAGGACATGTCAAGCTCTCAGTTATATGCCCACAATTCAAACAAATATACTCCATAATAATATTATTTATAATTTCCCTGCTAAATCTTTCACATCCTCCGCAGACTTCACTTCATGTACAGTATTGCCTACCTTTACGAAGCCAATAACATTACTGGCATTAGGCTTTTCAAATAGTTCGGCAATAGGAATATTTAATGTATTCGCAATCTTTTCTAATGTTTGCAACTGCGGATATTCCCCTCGTAAAGTCTTATTCAGACTTATATCAGAGATTCCCATTTTTTCAGCCAATTCCTTTTGGGTAATGCCCTGTTCTTGGCAAAGTTCTTTTATCCTTGTTCTAAAGTCCATAATACTATATAGTTTTATTTGGCAAAAATAGATATTTATACTACATAATACAACTATATGAATTAAATAAATCTACTTAGTTTTACTTTTAACATTATTTATCGCTTCAAATATTGCATAATTAAACTAATTAGTTTTACTTTGCGTTATCGAATTAAACGAAGTAGTATAATTAAAATATATAAGTAGTATGAGCACAAAATTTAGAAGTCAGATGAAAGAGATTATGCAAATGGCATGGGTTATATTTATAAGTTTTAAGGTTAGGGGCGTTGAGAAACACCCCTTTCTTTTTAGTCTTGCTTTATATCAACCTCTATTTGCTTTTTACAATGTGGGCAAGTGATGAAGATTGCATCAGATTGTGGTTTCTCGAATAGCTCAGAAATATCACATCCAATAGCATTCGCAATACGCTCTAACACTTCTATTGAGGGATTACCATTTATATGTTGAGATAATCCTGTCGGAGTGATATTCATTCTTTTGGCAACTTCTCGGACTTCTAACCCATGTTCTTTAATCGCTTTCTTAATATTCAAACCCATAGCTTTGATTTTTTAATTTGATGCAAAGTTACTGTATTCTTCATAATCAAACCTATCACTTTGATTAAATATAGTTAAAACAAACCTTTTACTTTGATTTTATTTTGCACAATCAAAGTTATAACTTATATTTGCAATGTCAAATCAAAGTAATAAAAGTACTAACACATAAATATAAGTATTATGGCAACAACATTAAAAAACGCATTAAGAGAGATTTTAAATCTTGCTTGGCAATTCGTAAAAAAGAACGGCTACACCATAAGTGAAGCAATGAAGGTTGCTTGGGCTAATTACAAGCTCAAACAGGCAATGAAGAATAAGATAGTAAGATTCTACTATCGTAAGGTTTCGGGTGAAATTAGAGAGGCGTTTGGTAGCTTGCAAGAGAAACTACTACCTGCAACAAAAGAAAGCGGTAGAAAGCCTAATGATACGCTTTTCACTTATTACGATACAGAACGTGAAAGCTGGCGGTCGTTCAAACGTGCTAATTTACTTTCTATTGGTGAATTTAAAAAGATATAATTATGAAAGAAGAATGGCGAGATATTAAAGGGTTTGAAGGGTATTATAAAATTTCAAATTTAGGTAGAATTTTATCTTTACCTAAAAAAAAGAATGTGAATGTCTTTAATAAAGCTAAAACAACTACAATAACACGTGAGAAAATTATCAAAGGTAGTAAGGATAAAGATGGTTATGTTGTGATTAATTTAAAAGTTGGTACTAAACTTCGTAAATTCAAAGTTCATAGACTTGTTGCAATAGCTTTTCTAAAAGAAGATAAAGCTCGAACGCTTATCAACCACAAGAATGGTATTAAGGATGATAATAGAGCTGACAATTTAGAGTGGGTGTCATCTAAAGAAAATGCTATACACGCTCATTCTGTCTTATTTGATGAAACACACCACTATTATCGAGAAAGGCTGGTAAGCCAATATACGTTAGATGGCGTTTTTTTGAAAATACATAAGAGCATAACACGTGCAGCGTTAGATGCAGGCATTTCTAAATCCGCTGTCTGTGATTGCTGTAAGGGCAAAATATCACAAGCAGGTAGCTATGTTTGGCGATATGCAGAAACAGATATGAATGATTTAAAAAGTATAACCTTATAAAAGTAAAGTAGCATGACAATAATAGAAAAAAACATATGTATAACAGTTTCTTTTGTTCGCAAGAACGGTTATTCAATGAGTGAAGCGTTAAAATGCGCATGGGCTAATTTGAAGCTGAAAGCAGCTTTAAAAGTGAAGATAGTAGAGTTCTATTTCAAAAAGACTGATGGTACGTTACGTCAAGCCTTTGGTACTCTCAAAGAGAATCTTATCGGTGAGGTGAAAGGTACAGGCAGAAAGCCGAATGATAATCTGCAAGTGTACTGGGACACTGAAAAAGAAGAATACAGATGTTTCAAGAAGTGCAACCTTATAAAGATAGCTTGATTATGAGAAAAGACCCCTATGGCAACTATATAACCTGCTTAACAGGTAAGCAATACCGCCAATTAAAAAGTATATCTGAAAAGGTGCAACCGTATCTGCCATTTACAGAAGTGGCATTTCTTGAACTGGTGAAAATGGCTTCTTCGGTAATATTTAATAAAGGTTTTAATAACTCTGATTTATCGGTGCGAAGTGGATTGGTTCGTTTTAAGAACAAGTTCTACATGAATGGATTGAAAATAAATAAACATCGTTTGACAGATGAACAATACAAATATCTATGGCAATTTGATACGCCACGTATGGACGCTTTCATAACAAAGTATAAGCCAATAGAGCGTGATGTCTTTGTAATGACATTCAGAGCTTGTAAACGCTATATGATTACAGGCATGACTAAAGAATCAGAAGATACGCTAATTGAAAGGCTTATTTCAATATCAAATCTTATGAGATAACACGATTATCCAAAGGTAGCCCGCACGACTTTTAAGGCTGCCTTTATTATTCACTCTTAAATGAAATAAGTATGGACGAAATTTGGAAAGACATTGAAGGGTACGAAGACGATTATCAAGTATCAAATTTAGGTAGGGTAAAATCCTTGCCAAAGAAATGCTGGAACGGTAAAGGATATTGGTTTAGAGATGGACGCATTTTAATACCCATAAAAAGCAAAAAGGGGTATTTGAATGTATGGTGCAGAAAGCGCATATTTAAAGTTCATCGCTTGGTCGCAAATGCTTTTATACCTAATCCGCAAAACCTACCACAAGTAAACCACATAGACGGTGATAAAACCAATAATTGCGTTACTAATCTTGAATGGGTTACTGATGGTGAAAACTTACTACACGCATATAGGGTTCTTGGTAGAAAGCAAAAGACTGGCAAAAACCACCATAATTCACGAGCTGTTCTACAATTAAAAGACGGCAAAATTATAAATTCATTTGATAGTTTGAATGAAGCGACACGCGCAACTGGTGCGCACCATTCGGGCATTTCAATGTGCTGTAATGGGAAAATAAAGAAGCACAAGGGCTATCAATGGAGATACAAAGAGGAGTGATTTCACTCCCCTTTCTTTATGCTTTGTTTCTGCATTTCAGCGTTTCTTTTTTCTTCTTGTTCTTCTTTTATCTCTGCGATTTCTTCTTCGATGCGGTCAATATTTCCAGCGAACATTACTCCATGTCGTTGCGACCATACACCACCCGATACAGCTTTTACAGCTACATTGACTTTATCTTCTAAATTGTCAAGGCGATACGGAACAACTTCTGTACTAATATCTATCGTTTCAGATGCTTTGTTAAATTCAGATGGATTTATAGAGCCTAAAGCAGAGACTATGAAGTTCACACGCCTTTGCAAGAACTCACCTATCACCTCGGCATGATTTTGAACTTGCAAATGTGTCGAAAGAAACACGTAATCGAAAGCCACTCCGGACAAGGCATTTCCAGCACCGCTCAACTTTTCAAAACTGATTTGTGGTGTATTCGTCATAGAATATGCTTTCTCAAAGAGGGTTTCTACCTCAAATTTTACGGTATCATTTGCTTGGTTCCACGTCAGATACTGGGCATCCGCACCTTCACCTGTAAGTTTGACCATTCTATCCTTAACCTTACCCATGAAACCCTCCACGTCACCGATAAGTTTCAATAAAGGGAAGAAATGATAATCGATGCAATCTGCATAATTGGATAATAATTTCTCCAACCGAACCCGAAAAGTCTTTATCTTTTTGCAATAAGGTTCAGGACGGTAGGCATAGAGAACCGGTAATTTGGGGAATCCATGAGTAAAAGGCGTTCTTTCTTCATACCCTTTAGATAAATCCCACTGATAGACCATCTTATCAGTGATAGTCATAAAGCAAGTTATCTCCGAATCATCCATGAGCTTCTTCTTGTACTCACGTGAGAAAGCAATCATTTTACCTTCATCGTTAAAGAACGGGTATAGTTTATCACCTCTGAATGGAGACCATAACACGCTTTTCAGTTTCTTGGTGGGCTTGACCTTGCCACCGAACGTAGTCTTAACTTTCTTCCAAAACTTTGCCCAAAACGAATCATCATCGGTAACATACCAATATTCTGCCGCTTCTTGTTCGGAGAGCCAGGCACGGACAATCTTCTTGTTTTGGTATTTGATTTTGTTGGATTTAAATACAGCCTTTACCGCATCCAGCAGCTTCTTTTCATCATCATCAGTCGGAGTGCAATCCATAGACGGTTCTGTGCCGACCGTGAAAGCAGTTTGAATATTCACTATATCCTGTTCCAATGGAATGGAAATACGGTTCACCGGTTCAGTCTTATACTTTGCTTCGATTTCATAAGTCTTACCAGTTTTTTCATCGAAGTGTTTCTCAGCTTCTTTTTCAAGAACCTTTCTGTCCGGATACTTCTTTTTGTCAACCATAATTTCATGGCGTTCCGGATTCCAATCGTCCCAAAGTTTACAACAGTCGGGAAGTTCAGTCTTCCTACCTTTCTTCAGGTAGTTTATCTTCTGCCCGATATCGGGCAATGCTAATATTTCTTCTAAATTCAATGGCATAGCTTATATTTTTAGTGTGTGAATATTCCAGTTAAATCTTTCGGCTTCAAAATGCGTCCAAGCAAACAACCCAATACATAATATCTAATGGCATCCATCAAATGATTATATTCATCTACTGGCTCATTGATGTAGTTTCCATCCTTATCTTTATCCCAAACATATTTCCGAAGTTCAGTAATAATATTGTAAGAGCGTTCTGTTACAAAGAACTCCATGTCTTTAATCTTATCAATACCCGCTTTGATGGAGCCGGGAAACTTATCTACCGGATAGATATTCACGCCTCTGTTCTTTATCTCTTGAATCAATCGAGGGTCTTGCGAATCGGCAAAAACTTTCATAGAGAAAGGCTTTAACCTATTGGCAATAGCCGACGAAAGCATATCCGTTTCATAGAAAAGTTCATCAACATACAAACGGTTATCAATAATGCCACATCTTACAGCAGCGGAAGGATCATTAGTAAAGCCGAAGTCCTGCCCTATTCCTACCTTTTTGCATTCCTGCGGGAACTCTTTCACAATTCCCCACTTCTTGAACACAGCACCTTCTGCAACGTCAGCCCACCGGCCGATAACCACATGACCATACTTTTCAGGATTACTCACCTTTATATCCTCTACCTCTTTTAGAAACTCCGGTGAAAGATTCTCCAAATTATCAAAGTAAGTCGTATGAATGTGGAGCACATTCGGATGAGTGGAAATCTGAACCTGCACACCATCAATCTCTACCAGCTTGTGAGTTTTCTCAATGTATTTCTTGTAGATGAAGTGATTGGAATCGCAAGGATTCATAATGATGATAATCCGGTTCTGAATCCCTTTCTTACGGATGGAGAGCATTATCTTGTCGAACTCATCTTCGCTTGTCCACTCTTCCGCTTCATCGCAGACGAAAGTCGTAATGCCTTGAATGGATTTCAGTTTTGCTGTCTGGTTCCCGGAAGAAGTCTTGATACCCCGGAACATGATACGGCTCTTAGTCATCTTATTGACTATGTCCGTCTTTGTGGTCTTGAAATATTTCGTGGTTCCGTCCAAATCTATCTTCTCCATCATTTCGGGGATGATAGACATACCGGCAGAAACCATCGTGTAACGGGTGTAAAGAATCTGATGAACTATCTTCTCTACGGGAGTCATTTCAAAAGTCAACCGCTCAATAAAGGTAGAAGCATTGAAAGACTTTCCGCTACCACGCCCACCAGTGATAAGAATTATAAATTTTTCATTATCCTCGTATAATGGATGGTAAATTTCTTGAGGTACTATCATTTCAGCTTGTCTTTAATCCAAGAATCAATGTTGATGCCGTGCTCTATGTCTGTTGGAATATCAGCATCTTCTGATTCTTCCCCAAAACCTTCGCTTTTCCCTAATGTAGAAAGCAAATAACGAATCATATAGCCGTCTGGACGTTCACGCCAACCCACGAAATTTCCATCTTTATCCTTTTCAGGAATACCCAATGCAAGAACACGGGCAGAAACCAAACATTCATCAACCAACGCCCCGCGCTCATCTGATATAGCATCTTTAAATTCAACATCTTCTTTCGCCCATTGATATACAGTTTTCCGAGCTACTTTAAACGTAGCCGCAACCTTAGTCAGATTTCCACCAGATTTGCGGAGAATCTTTCTAAAATCTTCTATATTAGGTTTCTTAGCCATATCCTTGTGTACGTGCGCGCGTATTTGTTACTTTCGTCACTTAATCAATTTTAATACATCTTCCCCTTTTACAAACTTGTCATCTGTGCTGATACCAAGCAAATCGCAAAAATCCTCTTTAGCGTTGTAAGAAGAAAAAGACAATGTAATATAAGCTTCTTCGTTTTGCTGTCTTTCTATTGACAATTCTCTTACTTGCTGTTTAATGGCTTTCATGTGCTCTTTCTTTTCATCATAAGTCTTCTCATCCGCAGAGGGAGTTTCAATTTCGTCAAATGATGGCAGAGGGGACAATAAATCATCCACAAAATCTAACTGAGATGGCATTTCTGTGTTTATGGAAAGAATATCATTCAATTCCCCAATGTCCAAGCCGACATTCGTATAATCTATATCAGAAATGTAGCCAGCTATAAGGTCTATATCCGGCTTTGTATTTCCTACAGCCATATATGTAAGCTGTTCCTTCTCAGCCTTATCGTCAAGAGCTACGACTTCAACCTTTACATCATAATCCGTTTTAGATGTACCATCGTATTTGTAGTGCAGGTCCATTGCCTTAATCCTTCGATGCCCGTCAATCAGATTCCTCGATTTTTCATTCCATACAATACCACCAAGAAAACCAATTTTCTGCAAATTTTTCTTTTGCAGCTTTACTTTCTCGTCCGAATGCCTTTTAGGGTTAATCGGATTAAGATTTATTTGAGAGCGTTTTATAATTCTTGTTTCACTTTGTTTTAGCTCTTTCATAGTCATATTCAAATAATTTCCGTTCTACCAATGGATATTCATTTATAACTTTTTGTAAATCAAATGGATATTTAGAACGAAGAAATAACAAGTAATTAATATCCGTTATGTCAGTGCCGGATGATTGATGTTTTCCTCCATATGATTCGGGTTTGATTAGACCTTTTCGACTAATGTACTCCAATACATCTTTGTTCCGATATTCAGATAAGGGATAACACTTCTTTTGCACTTCGTTAATACCGTTCAACTTATATGTACGTAACATTAAACGTCTATTCATTGAATCAGACTGCTTAAATCCAAAGAAGGCCCATTCGATATTATATTTCTCCCTTATAATATCCGTAAGTTGAGCCATATTGTATAGTTTCTGCTTCTCGTTCTTAATACATCCTAAGTAACCAATACGCCTAAATGAATAGACCGCAAAGTGAGGTATCTGAATGTACTTCACGTTTGGATATTTACTGCAAGCATAATTTATATAACGATTGATATGAGACAAGTCTTTTATAACATACATATAGGCGCAAACGACCTCTTTGAAATAAGGTGATATTAGGTCCAAAAGGGCTATACTGTCCTTGCCCGATGCCGAGTGAAACAATATAACCCTGTCAGCCTTTAAAGCAACTTCTTTAATTATGTCTATTGCTTTATCCATCATTAAACAACTCTACCGCCTACCCTACGATTAATTCTTGCTCGCTGAGCTGCATTTCGCCCCATAGATTGAAATCGTCCGGCTTCATAATCTTTTCGGGTACGATACTTTCGACCACTTGCATCTGTTGCATACGTTTCTGGCATAATCTTTAATTTTAAATTAAACAATCCTTTTACTAAATAAACAAAGCCACCCAAGTGGCTTATATTATTTCAAACCTGAATGGCTTATGATTTCACAAATATGTAAGTAGTAAAATAATGGCAACTCTTTCGGTGGATTCTTCTTGAACTCTTTTAATTGTTCATCAAAATCATGGAAATCAAATTCATCATGCATGAACTTAATACCTTCTTCTGTCACTTCACCTATACCTATCTCGTCAATTGCTACATCAAGTGTCCACGGTGCACCGGTACTATAAAAATGAATAGCTTCTATATCCGTTCTCAAAATAGACTGACATTCATCTTCACGCCCAGCCTTTCTCAATTTTTCATTTTCCTCAATCTGATTGAAGTCCGTGAACATTTTCTCATATTTAGAGCTGAGCATACGAGTTTCTATACACTTTTTACCGTTCAGAATATCTAAAGCGTTGTTTCTATTCATTACAAGCGAATACGCTTCTATCTCTTGACCTTTATAATTAATCTTCATACTATTCTATCATTTTTAAATTTATACTATAAAAAAGATAGTACCCCAAAGGTACTACCACAACCAAAGATAACGAAATATCTTCAATCGTTATACACGACAATCGGCTTATTGTCGTGAACTAAGCCATTTATCCCGTCTTTCTCTGCATGCCTCTAAGGTAGGCGCACAACAAGCAAACAGTTCGCCACTTTCAGTACGATAGTCATATTGGTACATTCTTACTCTCTTACCTTTCAATTTGGTAGTGTAAGTGCAATAGTTCTCTTTACCGGGCTGGCATACGCTACAACCTCTTTCGTCGTTAATTGAGTTCATAATCATTTATCAATACTTACTTAGTAATTTGTAAAACATTCGCCTTTTCTCTATGTATTTAAGACCATTTCGTCTAAGACATCGTTTTGATTTTGATACAGTCATTTGGCAACCTGCAACGCCAACGTAGATGCAATTTGAATGATGCCTTTTAGCTTCTTTGAAAGCCCACCAAATCGCTTCACGACAATATCTATAACTATCATTTTGAACACCCTCGTAACCTTTCCCCATTATGAAGTGCCCCACTTCGTTGGCTTCCTCTTCTGAATGACAAATAGTAAATATATTATTTATCCTTTCTTTGCTTTACTTGTTCAACCAAAAACTTTTTAAAATCATTCTTGTACTGGCTGTGAATGATTTTATACTGGTGGGATAGGTTAGGCAATTGTTTGTAACCTTTGCTATACAAGAATTTGGCTACAAGCTCAATTTTTGCACGGTTACTAAATCCTCTGTCTTTGCACATGTTAGTTATACAGACATTCGCCTTGCTGGTAGGCTTCTTTTCAACTGGTGGCATGTATTCATGTCTGTCATAAGCGTGCGTTCTTGGATAGCCAACTTCTTCACCTAAATATTCACCTGTGATGCAATCAAATTCACCATTAATTAAACTATCTGCTATTTCACCCATAATAATCAATATTTAATGTTTCACATTCAATCTTTCTTCACTCGTATAAGCCACTACAAGCCCTGTTTCATCATGCTGTATGGTGATGTACTTTTCACCCCTCTCTATAGTAGAGAAGTCATAAGGGGTTGCCATCTTACCCAATACCTTGCCCAGTTGTTTCATCAGTGGGGCTTCGGGGCTGATAACTAAAACTAAATCCGCTTTCATAATCGTGTGTATTGTGGTAGCCCGAAGGCTACCGGATTAAAACTTAGAACTTCTCGATTTTGAGATTGTCGTTAATGATAAACATACGTCCACACTCTAAAATCACATGTGTATCTGTAATTCGTTTGATTACTCTTACTACATCATCGTGCGATATACGTAGTGTGCCATCTGCATAGTGACCATTAGCTAAATCACCTGAAATTCTGTATTTCAAACCAATTTCTATTTCTTTTGTATTCATAATCTTCTATATTGCGCAGGGCTTTCGCCCTGCTGGTTAAACTTATGCTAATTCAATCGCTCTTGCAGGTACGCCAATCATAGTCCAGGTTTTACCATCTTTTAAATAATCTACTGAATAGTCTGTTTCAAAAGTGTAAACATTCATATCAACACTTGAAATAATACCTTCTACCTTACCATTCTTTGTGGTTACAACTACTGATTGACCTTTATTAAATTCTACTGTCTTCATAATCGTATATCTTTTAATTGTTATTACTTCGTTTCTGATGATGCAAATGTATAGTACAAACACGAAACAAACAAATATATATTATGTATATATACCAAATTTAATGCATTTTATATAGCACATATACTAAATTTACATTAGTTCACATAAAAATATAGCTAAAACAAATAATTATCTCATTTTTATTTCGTATATACACTATATTATATATCTTTGCATCAAAAATTAGACAATTATGGCAAATACAGAATTAAGGATTAAGGAACTGTGTAAAGAGAAAGGTATTACGCAAGCTCAATTGGCTGATAAACTTGGTATACAGCCTGTATCTTTTTCACAGGCTATTGCAAGAAACAAATTTAGTGTTGATAGGCTTGCCGATATAGCAGATGCTTTAGGAGTGGAAATACCCGATTTGTTTAGAAACGATTCAGGCACTATCACCTGCCCTCACTGTGGGGGTAAAATCCATTTTGATGGAGAAAAGAATGTCTCACGTAAATCACGTGAAGATTAATGATAAAACATTGAACGAATTACAGTAACGTATATGAAATCCACATACTTTATAAAGGTAAAGGCATTCTTACAAAGAAATAAAATCTTATTTGATATTTTCAGTTCTATATTATTAAGTTCCATGGCATTGATAGTTTCCATAAATTCATGCCAAATAAGTAAGCAACAATCAATAAATGAAGAACGCCTTAATATACCTCTTATTAAAGTTTCATCTGAACAATTTTCTAATAAAGAAACAAATGATAGCGAAAAAATAACCATCGAAAATGTAGGTGGATATGCCTATAACTATAAGATTCAAAAGAAAGTATTTCTTTCTTGCGAATACAATCCCTTAAATGGTGAAGCTACAAAACAAATATACTTACCGATAGATGATATATTAGATACAAGCAGTCAGACTAACAATTATATAGGACCAATTAAATATTATTACACTATTTCTACAATGAAGTATTTTCATGATTTATACCAAAAAACCATAGAAGTTGAAAAAGGATATTTACACATAAGGTTGCTTAAATACATTATGATTTCTTATAATGATTTTAAAGACCAAACACATAAAGAATTGTTTAGCATAGATGGAGTTTTTCAAGGGTGTAAAATAGAAGAAACTGACGATATTAACAAACTGTTTTCATTACAATATCCTACGTATCGAATATCAAAAATAACATTAGAGCAGATATTTAAGTTATTTAAATTAAAGCCGGAGCACTAAACTCCGGCATGTTGATTTACTTTTTACGATTAATTTCATCACTCAATTTGCCTTTGAGCATTTGAAGATATTCATAATCTCTTAATCCTTCCTGCCTTATATTTCTGCTAATGATTGCAGCTGTTTCAAAAGGTACTCCTTTTTCTGTGGCATTTTTCACTATTCTTCGTTCTTCTTTTTCATAATAGTCTTTATTATCAGACATAAAACCTCCTTTTTTAAAGTTAATACTAATATATCAACCTTTATGTATGCTTAAAAGCGGTGTTATACACATAACACAAAGAATTTTGTGCAGAAAAGCATTGTAAATATAGGAATAATTATAATTCGATGGCTCAAAATTGAGTTAAAAAAACAAAGCGATAAGAATTACTTACCGCTTTGCTAATTGATTAGCTCTTTGATTCTTAACCGATTTACGATTTCGGTATAAAGATACTCTATATCCCCACTGAAATCCCCATAATTCTGATAGAGAAAAACGACATCTGCGCAGTTGTCGGAAATTGTACTCTTGGACTGAATCCCCAATACTCTTGACATCTCCTCACGTAACCCTGCAGTCATTTTCCCACCGGCAAGCGAGCTTGGAGAAAACAGATACAGGATAATGAAAATGAACTTCTTCCGCTGGGTTACACTGTCAATATTCGGCGGACATCCCCTCTTATTCAACAACTCAACAAATATTTTATAGATTTCATGGATAAGGCTCTTATCTTTCAGAACCGGGGAAGTTAAGATATTTTCTTCCTCTGAAAGTTCTGATTTTTCGATACGAATCTTTTTAAGACGAATTATTTTGTTAAAATCCAACTCCATAACACGATTATTTTAAAAGTAAATAGTATATTTGCATCATAATCGTGTGAGGGAGGATTGAGTGGTCGTGCGCTTGGTTCTCCTTTTTTTATTTTACAGAGTTATTCTTTTCCTGAATAATCCGATTTTGCTCGTTCACCTCCCTACCCCACATCATAGCGGAATAGATGGCTTTTGCATACAAAAAGAGTTCCTCACGACTGGTAAGGAACTCAACTCGAAGGGCTGCACATTTCGCATCAGTCCAAATTTCTTCGTTTCTTTTCATTGCCCATTTGTTAATTTTATAAATCCATTACGTTAATGGTTAACATACATATCCGTTTGCTAAACCATGTTATAAGATGGCTGAACAAAGGCTCATAATTTGCATAACTCCCACAAATCCGTACCTTTGCAATGTGTTTTTCATAGTATTAGATTAAGGTTAAACAAAGATTGGCT